AACTGGCTCAACTAGTTCAGACATTATCAAAGGTTATTTACCAGCAAATACGCCTTACATCATCTCGGATTACATTGACACTGGAGTCATGAAACTTTCGTAGTATGCTGTCCGCATGGACACTTTTTTCGTAGTAATTATTTCTGGTATGGCGGCAGGTTATGTCGTTGAATTCCTTGTGACTATCCTTGAAAAACTCATAAGTGGCAGAGTACTTAGGACTATTCTGACTGCTCCGTTGAGCATTTTGGCTGTTTGGTCGTTTGGTTTATCTGGCTGGCTAATGGTAGTCGCAGGGTTAGCAGCGGCATTTTTTGCCTTGGTAATCTTGGGTCTAATCAACAAACCACAAGTAGTTACGGCTCCCTTGACACGTAGGCTATAGTAGCCCCATGACCGTACCACTACCCGTTGAAGCATTCAGTCTAGAACTAGACGATAAAGAGTTTCGCCTACTCGTCGCCATGTGCCATCTATCAGCCTCTGACGGGGGTGTAGAAGCCACAATGGAGGACTTGGCAATCCTGACTCGTCGAGGCGAAGAGAACGTCCGTAGGGCTCTCAGAGGGCTGGAATCAAAAGGTCTGGTTCAGACCACTAGAACCAAGCGAAACCTTGGTCGTTTATACAAAAACCGCTACACTTTGACCCACTGTATGGTGGGGTCAGAAACAACTGTCATCCACCATACGGTGGGGTCAACAGGTGGTATGCAGATGGTACCAGTTATTACTAATACTACTAATAGTCAAGTAAGTAGGGTAATAAATACTACGTATTTATTAGTGGGAAACGAAGTTCCCCACAAGGAGGAAACTATGAACCGATGGGAAGAAGACGACGACACAGTCGCATTTGGATTACTGGATGGCGAACTACCAGCCAAGCAAGCACAGGCTAGAGTCAGCGATAAACGCAAGCCAAAGACTCGTGGCAATAGACCAGTCACAGACTGGACAACCTACGACGTTGCCTGTGAGTTTTCCTACCGACTCAGCCGCAAGTTCCCCCTGATTCCAGGGCTAGTCAACGTCAAAGGATTGGCAGGTGCCTTGGCTAAGAACCGCCGTGAGTACGGGATTACTTCGGTAGTCGAGATTGAAGTCATGGATTTATTCTTTGGCGATGAACGTCGATGGCGTGCTGCAGAACAACACCCTGAAAAGATTCACGGTAAGTATCTCCGCATGTTCACCACCAATTTGGAAGAGGCTCTAGGCAACCTGGGCATGCTTGACCAACTCACCGATACCGCAGTAGTAGCAACCAAAGGTTCTTTTGTGTATGCTTCTGATGGAACACGCTTCAACGATTCATTCTTGGGGCGTAAAGCGTTACAGCAACATGAGCAAGATTTGGAGAACACCCGTGCCCTATGATTTAAACTCTTTATCCCCGATGAAGCGTGCTTGGATTATGCATAACTCAAACATTCCTGAAAGGTTTTTTGGATGGGGCAAAGAAGACATCCAAAGAGACCTAGGTGTATTTCCAAAAGAAGTTGAACATTGGCTAACTCAAGCCTTGTCTGGCAAAATCATCAAGTGCCAAGGTGGTTTAGGAACTACTGGAGTAGGACTAGGGTTTGATGGACCTCCAGGTCGTGGCAAGACTACTCATGCTGTAACTACAATCATGGAATTCATTAGAAATCTTCCTGAAGATGAGGAAGAAATCGCCAAGATACTTGGTTACAAGTTAGAGGACTTGAGCCGTAAGTGTCGCCCAATCTACTACTTGACTTTCCCTGACTTGTTCAATCGCAAGAAAGCAATCTTTGATGCCCGTGACGAGGAACGCCAAAGACTTATTGACGAAATGGAAGGTCTTCACGGTCGTGCCAAGGACGACAGACTCAACGTTCGTATCCTAGTTCTTGATGACCTAGGCAAAGAATACGGCTCGACTTTTAATGACGCTGCCTTTGATGAAATCCTACGCTCACGCTATGACAAAGCCATTCCAAACATAGTTACCACAAATGTTCTTATAGAAAACTGGGGCAAACAGTACAAGGATGCCATGGGCTCATTCGCTTACGAGGCTTTTAGACAAGTTACGTTGGATAATAGAACTGACCTACGGAGGTCAAATTGAAAGGTTCTAGTATGGAAAGCGAATGGCGTACAGTCCAAATCTTCCTAGATGAAGAAGTGACTGGCGTGTTTGAGGTTCAAGTAAGCAATACAAACTCAAAGAAGTTATCTTGCTCTTGCAACACCTACGCTAATTCATCCAAGTGCAGGCACATCCGTTATGTCAAAAACGCTATGGACAATAACTCAGGTCACTACGCTATCCAGATACCAGCCACAGCAACCGAAGATGCCAGAGACATAAGTACTGCTGAGGAATGGCGTAACTTTGTAGTTAAACACGCCAAAGTAATAGTCCTGTGAGAGGTGGCGACATCTCCAACGAGACATCCCCAAAGATTGTTGTTGTAATTGATGTTGTTGGAACTGTAGTAACTGAGGAAGTCAACAAAGGATTTCTAAGAAAAGAACAGATTCAAAGAGTAAAAACTATTGACTTGAAAAACGTTTCTCAGTTATGGAACTTGGGTAACAAGTATGGGTTGTCAATAGAGTTAGCGGCTTTTGCCAGCGATGGTTGGACTCAGGAAACGCTAGAAGAAGTAATGGAAAAATTGGAAAGAAGAGTTTCAAATCCTTTTAACTACGCAGAAGTTTACGCAGACATTGAGGAACTAATCTCGGTGCTTCCATACCGTGCAAACCTAAAGGGAGTAGTTGATGTGCAAGAACGTGTTGCACGATACGGCTCCTATGGTGTAGAACTAAATAATCTTTAAAAAAGAACGAGGGTAAAATGGCTTACGATAACGAACACAGACTTGTAAGTAAAGTCATCATGGACCGTGACATTGTCAGGGTTATTGAGCAAGGCATCAAAGACGAATGGTTTGTTGATAGTGACCTACGTCGAGTTTGGAAGTTTGTTCGTGAGCACTACTCTAACTACCGTGAAGTGCCTACACACATAGCCGTCCATGACAACTTCCCTAACTTTAAAATCCTAAAAAATGTCGAAGACACTATCGATTATTTGATTGACCAGATGGTTTCATTCCGTCGCCGTACCCTGACCCGTAACGGTATCGAGAACGTAATCGAATTAGTCCAACAGAATGACCACGAGGCTGCTCTGTCAGAAATGAGCAACACTGTCACAGTGGTAAACGCTCAAGGTGTCATTGGAACAACTCACCTAGACCTCACCAAGGACCCAGATAAGTTTTGGGATGAATACCAAAGCGTGCAGAACTCGGTCCTCCTTGGGGTTCCTACGGGCTTTGACAAGATAGATAAGGCTACTGCAGGGCTACAGGGTGGTCAGTTGATTACTGTTATCGCTCCACCTAAGACAGGTAAGTCACAGATTTGCTTACGTATGGCTACTAATGTTCATAACGCTGGGCTTACTCCAATGTTCCAATCCTTTGAGATGAACAACCACGAGCAGACTCAACGCTATTACTCCATGGCATCGAACGTTTCAAACGCAAGACTGCGTCTTGGAAACCTTAACACTCAAGAAGAAGAACGATTAATCAAAACTATTGATGGGCTAAAGATTAAGCATCCATTCCACTTCGTGGATGCCGTTAACGGTTTAACAGTAGATTCACTGATGGCAAAGGCAGAACAACTAAAGCCTGATGTGTTGTTTGTTGACGGCGTATACCTGATGCTTGACCAAGTAACAGGTGAGGCAAATACTCCACAGGCTTTGACCAACATCACCCGTGCCCTAAAGCGTGTCGCTCAACGCCTAGACATCCCAGTAATCATCAGCACACAGACCTTGTTATGGAAGATGCGTGGCGGTAAAGTAACTGCGGACTCCATTGGTTACTCGTCATCATTCTTTCAAGACTCGGATGTCATCCTAGGTTTAGAAGAGGTAGAAGAAGACGATAAAGTTCGTCTACTAAAAGTTGTTCAGGCTCGTAACTGTCCGCCATCCGAGACCAGCATTACTTGGAATTGGGAGACAGGATGTTTCCATGACGAATCAGCCAAGTGTTCTTACTGCACCGTGTATGGAATCAAGCCTTGAAAACCTTTGACATTCCAACAGTCCTAGCCGCTTTAGGCATGGACTATTCCGAGCGTGGTGCAGAGGCTAACGCTCTATGCCCTATGCATAAAGAACGCACAGGCAAAGAAGACCATTCGCCTTCGTGGTGGATAAACCTTGAGTCAGGCATGCACACTTGCTTCTCTTGTGGATACAAAGGTAACTTAGTCCAGTTAGTCTGTGACATAAAAGACTTTTACATAGAGGTCTGGGATGTCCGTACAGAGTACGACTACAAGGCAGCCGAGGCTTGGATTGCCAGCGTTGCTGAAGTTCCTATCGAAGTTCTTGTGGAGATGGTAAAGAGATTACCGACCTACATTCTGCCTTCACCTAAGCCAATACAAATGTCAGAGGCTAGATTAGCCGTGTTTACTGCCCCTCCTATGGAGGCTATGGAGGGTAGGTCCCTTTCCCCTGTGGAGGTCCATAGATACTCCGTAATGTGGGAGCCTGCCACCAAGACTTGGATACTTCCACTTCGAGACCCCGATACACATACCCTGCTGGGTTGGCAGGAAAAGGGTACAATTGACCGTACCTTTAAAAACCGCCCAGTAGGACTACATAAGTCCAGGACATTATTCGGAATCGAGAACCAAAATAAAGATGTTGTATTTGTTGTGGAGTCTCCCCTTGATTGCGTCCGTATGGCTTCTGCTGGAATTGATGGAGCGGTGGCAATCTGTGGAGCGTCTGTTTCGGAAGAACAAATCAAACTCATCAGAGCCTCGGATAAAATAATCATTGCTTTAGACAATCCAAACTTTGATAAGGCAGGGCGTAAAGGTTGTGAAGAGTTCCGTAAGTACGCACGTCAATACGGAATGAATCTATTCTTTTTTAACTATGGAACTTCTGAAAAGAAAGACCCAGGTGAGATGACAGATGAAGAGATACTTTGGGGAATAGCAACCGCTAAACCCTCAATACTTGGAGAACAGGCTTATGTTTCAAGGAACACTGAAACCGTATCAGGTTGACGCTGTCGCCAAGATGGTGGCTAAGAAGCAAGTTCTTGTTGCGTATGAAATGGGTCTTGGTAAAACACCTATGACCATTGCTGCTATTGAAAAGCAGTCACCTAAACTAACTTTGGTACTTTGCCTAGCCAGTTTGAAATACCAATGGCAAAAAGAAATAGCCAAGTTCTCAGACAGTACCTCCATAGTCATAGACGGAACATCAACTCAACGAAGCAAACAATACGAACAAATGTTCGAACATAAGTATGTAATCATGAACTACGAACAAGTAGTTAACGATTGGGATGTCATTAAGAACATCGAGTTCAATGCTGTGGTCTGTGACGAGGCAACCGCTATCAAAGGATTTAGGGCTAAGAGAGCCAAGCGAGTTAAAGACTTGGCTAAAAGAATTCCAATAAGATACGCCTTAACTGGCACACCTATTGAGAATGGTAGACCAGAAGAAATCTTCTCCATCATGCAGTTTGTAAATCCACAGGCTTTAGGTCGCTTTGACATCTTTGACAAGACATTCATAGTCCGCAATCACTTTGGTGGGGTTCAGAGATACCGCAATCTTCCTTTGCTCCATAAGACTTTAATGGACCACGCAGTCCGTAAAGCACAGAAGGATGAAGACGTTAAGCCGTACCTACCTGATGCCGTGTACCGAGACCCAATCATTGTGAAGTTAGACCGCAAGAGCCAACAACTGTACGACCACATAGCCAAAGATTTATACAGGGTTCTTATGGAGGCTAAAGAACTATTGGGAAGCAACTTCAACATTGCCGCTCACTATGGACAAACCTATGACGCTAATGACCCAGCCAATCAGATTCGTGGTGAAGTCATGTCCCGAATAACCGCACTACGAATGCTGTGTTCAAATCCTTTCTTACTCCATAACAGTGCGGCTAATTTTGAGAAGCACACAGGCAAAGGCAGTGCCTACATTCATTCCATCCTGGAGCAGTTAGAGGGCGTAGCAAAAACGCCAAAACAAGACACGCTTATTGCTTACCTTAAAGACCATTTAGACATAGACAACACCTACAAGGCTGTAGTATTTACTTCGTATTTAGATTCAGTTAGTGCCATTACAAAATCTTTAAACGATTCAGGCTATGGAGCAGTAGCCTATACAGGAGAGATGAATGCCAAACAAAAAGAGTCAGCCAAAGTATCCTTTCAGACCGAGCAAGACGTTCGTGTTCTGGTATCTAGTGACGCTGGTGGCTATGGGGTGGATTTGCCTCAAGGTAATCTTTTAGTAAACTATGACCAGCCATGGTCTGCTGGACTTGCCGTCCAACGCAATGGTAGAATCAACCGCACATCATCAGAGTGGGAAGTAATCACTGTGCAAGACATACTTGTGGCAGGCTCCATTGAGCAGAGGCAGTACGACATGCTAAAGCAAAAAGGAAATGT